GTCGCCAACAATCATCGATACATGAACGACCTTGTCTGAGCGATTCGTCTTCCAAAACGTCATTGCCGCAACCGTTCCCGACCCTGTTGCAGTTTCAAGATTGATCTGCATCATTCCTGTTTGATTGATTGCAGAGACAATGAACTTCGGATCAAACGTCATCTCGAACGGCATACCACTTTCGTAGTAGCTTGCGGGGAATGTGATTCTGTATCCACCGCCATGCCACTGATCGCCCGAACCCGCAGAGCTGAGAACAAGTCCGACTTTGCTTCCCTTCGCATTGCTCTGAATTGACAGACTTCCGTTTTGAACAACAGTCGCATTTGTCTTCAACACTGCCGTGTTCGGAGTGAACAGAATGTTGCTGTCGGTGCTTGTCGATCCGTCATGCGTAACTCTGACGAAGTTTCCACCATCAAGATCGAACTCATAGTTTGCGCTGATCTCAGAGTCGTTTATTGCGTCTCCAAGAGTCACAGTTGCGCTGTCATAGTCGCTGACACGAGCGACAACAAACTGCAAAGCTCCAGTGTCAGAAGCAATGTCGACTTCAAATGTCGGATATGCGGGAGCTGTGCCGTTGTACTGCACGCTCTGTCCGACATCTTCTGCTTCTGATCCGATTGTGACTTCAAACTCTTCTTCTGAGTAAGCAAACGGATCAGAACAGTAAATCTCAAACGTTCCGACAACGTTCAGAAGTCCAGTTTCGAATGCGTTGATGTGCGTCTTGTTGCCGATATAGTATCTGTCGGGAAGATCAGCAAACTTCACCTTGAGCTGTTCATCGCCGAGAAGAAAGTTCAAACGATCAACCGCTTCATTCATCTCTTGCTGAGTTTTGCACAAGAGCTGAAACTGCACTGTCAGTGTTCTCGGCTCATATCGTTTGCTGTGATAGATGTTTCCATCAAGAGTCTCTGTCTCGACTTCGAGAATGTCAGCTTCAATGCTCTCTCTGCCCGAAACAGACAGAGTGCGAAACGCTGAAATGTCATGATCCAACGAAATATCGTTGATGTATACAGCTTCAGTCGGAAGAATCTTGTCACGATACTGCTCATCAACATCTACAAATTCATACAAGCTCATACTACACCGACCTTTCTGTTTTCACGTCTCTGATCAATGCTCGTCTGATTTCTGATATTGCGAGACGTTGCTTTTGCAAACTTGCGACCATCAATCGCAAGGATTGTAGTTATTTCAGGGTCAACTCCATAGAACGCATCGTTATCCGTCTGAGGTATAGCGAATTTGTTGTTCGGCTGTCCAACAGCGAATACATTTCTAGCAGTTCTTTCAACAGCGGATTTCATGTTCTTCATTCCGTTTATGAAGCCCCGTCCTTCCATTTCGCCATAATAGGTTGTAATTCTAGATGGCGAACCTATCTTTGCCTTTGCCGCAATAGCCGCATTAGCGGCAACTGCCAAGCTTGCCGCAATAGCCTGAACACGTCCAAGCTGAGACTGCATTCCATTTGCCAAGCCAGCACCTATCATCGCACCAGCGTTGAATGCTCCTGCACTCGCACTAGCAAGACGTGCAACGATTCCTGCCGCCGCTGTCCCTGCCATTGCTTGCGCTCTGCTGAACCCGCTCTGAAGGGCAGAATTCATGCCGCTGACAGCACTTTGTGCAATAGACGGAAGACTAGACCGCAAGCTTTGAAAAGCTCCTCTGACGCTGTTCACAGCGTTCATTCCCATGCTTCCGATGGAAGCGAGTCCAGTCTTGACGATTCCAACACCAGCAACCATCTGTGTGATACTTGTTCCTGCTTCTTTTGCGCTCTTTGCAATGCCTTTGACAGCAGTCTGCACGAGCTTCATTGCTCCCGCAAAGACTGCGACTCCAGCAGATGCCGCAAGCATAGCCGCACTGAATACTGTGATTCCTGCAACCAGTGCAACGAGTCCTACAGTCAGTCCGAGAATTCCAGCGGTCAGAACAAGTAATCCTGCCCCTGCTACTGCCGCACCTGCACCAAAGGCAAGCAAAGCTCCTCCAAGTGCAAGGATAGCAGTTGCACCTGCGAGTCCGTACTGAGTAATAGTCGGAAGCACACTGGCGACAATATACAATCCTGCTGATGCGAGTAATGCACCAGCTCCACACATGAGCATTGCCGCACCAAAAGCAAGCATTCCACCTGCCGCCGCAGTCAATCCAGTGCCGAAGGTTGAAACAACAACCAGAAGTCCTGCCAAAATAACAGCCATTCCTGCAAATACGGCGATTGCCGCTCCACCTTGTGAAGCCAGATAAGCCGCCGCAAATGCGAGAACTCCAAATCCTGCCGCAACAAGAAATACACTAGCGCCCATTTTAAGGAAAGTATTTCCAATAGCATTAATCTTACTTGGCGCAAAGAATCCGAGTCCTTCAACCATCTTATTCATGGCTATTGCAACAATTGCAAATGCAACTCCAAGTCCAATCAGAACTCCAATAGCTCCTTTTGCCTGTGTCAATGCAATTGCGGACTGTGCAAGCATTGTGAATCCAGCGGCAACCAAGAAAATTCCAGCCGCAGACTTCAAGAACGCTGTGGAAGACTTTGCCATATTGTTCATGCCTTTGGATGCACTACCGAGTGCTTTTCCTACTCCTTTTGCCTTTCCAAGCTTGGTCAAAGCACCAATAAAGCCAAGAATTGGAAAAACAAACTTGGAAACAACCTTGAATGCAAGAAATCCTGCCGCAAGTTTTGGAATCCAAGTTGCAAATGTGGCGATTGCTTCTTTGTTTTTCAACAGGAATCTGTTGAATTTCGTGATTTCATCTCCAACCCAATGAATTGCATCAACAAGCCATCCGACAAGCTTGTCTGTGTTCAGACCGCCGAATGCATTGCCTATACTTTCAGCAAGAACAGTGAAAACAACTCGCATTTGTTTTCCGATGGTGGAGAACTCCTGTTTCAGAGCTGTAACAACTGGTTTAAACCTGCTGAAGTAACCAAAGAACTTGGTCACATAAGGCATAACAGTAATCAAAGACGTTGCAATTATCTTATTCATTCCTGCGAATGACTTCTGGATAACTACTTTCAACTTGTTGATGTTTGAGGCTATGTTTCCATATCCGTTGTTTTCTAAGGTGCTGTTTACAGTCTCAATCATAGATGTGAGACCTTTTGTAACGGCAGTACCTAAGTTTGTAAACGATGTGGCGATACCTTGCGTAGCATCCTGCGCCTGTTTTTCAAAAGAAGCAAACTTTCCAAATCCTTCCTTGTTCAGTTTAAGCAGTGCTTTGTTGAACTGGTCGAATGTAATGTTTCCTTCTTTCATCGCTTCTTGCAGGTCTTGGCTGTTTTTCCCTGCTCCAAGCAAAGATTGAGCAATTTGGTTCAATTGGCCGGGCATTGCATCGGAAATGGAACGCCAAGAAGCCATATCGACCTTGTTTGCCGCAAGCATCTGAGAAAACTGTTCAAGAGCATTTGCGGCGGCCATTTTTCCTTTGCCCCCAGCAAGGAGAGCGTTGTTCATTGCAAGGGTAATTTCTGTTGCCTCATCTAAGCTTTTTGTCAATGGGGCAATCTTGGTGACGCTTCCTGCAATTTCATCCAATGCTGTTGGAAGACCATCAATACCATCGCTCATCTTGGTTATAGAAGCTGTTGCGTCATCGGCAGAGTACCCTAAGTTCTTCATAATCTTCGGGTAGTTTGTCATGGTATCAAAACGGCTTACCGCCTCTCCGATGTGTGAAGTAACAGCAGAAATGCCTTTATTTACCGCACTAAACGCAATTGCTCCTCCTGCAATGCTTTTGATGGCAGACTTAACTCCTCCAGAAGCAGAAGCCAGCCCTTTTACTTGCGCCATAGCTCTCTGGAACGTGCTAGTAAACGAGCTGTCCTTTGCTTCCAAAACGGCGGTCAGTGTATACTTTGTATCAGCCATTATTAGCTTCACCGCCTTTCATGAATTCAGCAAGCCCAGCGAGTCTTGACTTTTTCTTTTTGCCAAGAACCCTGTTGACTTCAGATTCATAATCGTAAAATTTATCAAATCGTGGATAAACAGGCTTTGTTTTGTTTCGCCCCGATTTCTTTTGCCCTTTGGCAACAAATGTCAAATAGGCAATCTGATGTGTTCTGTAATCCATATCAACCTGTCTCAGTTCTACCGATTTCATCAGCAAGTTGTATTCTGCGATAGTCAATGCTTCAACTTCATCAAATGACTTGTATCCGCAATAACGGAACAGATTGAGAGCGCATTCTTTGAACCAGTCTTCAGTTTTTAGCTTTCGCTCTGACTCTCCTTGTTCATTGCGTCCAAGCCCTTCTGAACTGCTTCCATTTTCTTCTTCCAAAGCCCCACTCCTGATAAAAAATCGTGCAAGTGCTTCGATTTCTTCACAGTCCATACCTTCAAGGTATTCCTCAAGTTCACTTCTCTTGATTCGAGGCTCAAAACCTTCATTGGCACAATCAAGAATGGTAATCAGGCTGTCGTATTCGCCTGTACCAAGCCATTTCATAACTTCCCACTGGAATCCAATATCCTCAGTTTCATTCATGCCCTCAACAGGCTGTCTATGCAGAGGATTTATCTTTCGCATAAACTTGAATCCGAAATTGAACTTATACTCGCTCTCGTTGATTTTTAATGTCATTACATCCATGTTTGCTACCTCCTAAATATAAAAAAATTGGGATCGTATTAATTACGATCCCGTTTTCGGTGTGTCTTTGAATGTGTAGGACGCAACTGCGGCCTGCTGTGCGGTGACGGTTACTTCACCATCTGCACCAGCACCATTCAGAGTAAATGTCATGCTGAGTTCAGCAATATCCTCGGCATTGGAGGTCTTTTCGAACTCCGTAACATAGCCTTGGAAGTATTTGCCCTTGTATTTGTTGTCTTTGTTGGCAATGGGTTCGGCAAGGTTTGCTTCCCAAACTTCCATAAGAGAACGTTGCGCGCAGGCCGTCTCCAGTTTGTCGATCATGGTGTCGCCCTTCTTCAGAAGAGAAGTGACCTCATGCTCATGTTCCAGTGCGCCGGGGGTCACGATAGAACCGTCTTTTGTTTCGGTGGTATCGGAATCCACGGACATGGAACGGGTGTTCTCTGTTACAAATGCGATGTTTGTGCCGTCCTCGGTTGCTTCCTCGGAAAGGATTCTGTACAGATAAACAATCTGCTTGCCCTGCACCGCTTCGGCAAACATCTGTAAATCGAATTTAATCTTCATTCTTGCCCTCCTAGTAGGCGAAATGTCACCGTTAATCTTCCGTGAAGCAACGGTGTTCCTGTGGTATTGTCCGGCAGAATAGATTGGTCAACGTAATCAACCATCCATGCATAACCGTTTGTGCGTTGTAGGTCGTAACAAATCGATTTGATCGTTGCGAGAATCGCCGACACCGTACCACGTTTCAAAGGATCATCGTGCCACACATCGAACGACTGGGTGACGGTTCCGAGAAGTTGTGTCTTATTCCCGTTGTCATCCGTCATGTTGTTGTCTGCGAGGTAGA